GACGTATGCCAGCAAGCACAACCATAGAGATTGTCGGGGTTAAACAGACGATCAACAGTTTGCGTAAAATTGACCCACAGTTGCAAAAAGATTTTAAGTCTGACGCAACCGCTATCGCGCAACCAGCGATACAGGCAGGTAAAGCCGTCTATACCGATTTGCCGTTATCGGGCATGAAATACAACTGGACGCAACGCGACCGCAAACTATTTCCGTTTACAGTAACTAAAGCGGTTAACGGTGTACGTATGCGTTTTGATACACGTCGAGGCGCGGTCGGTGTAATTCTCATTGAGCAAAAAGACCCAGCGGCAGCAATTTTTGAAACAGCAGGCCGAGCAAACGCAAACAAACTTGGGCAGTCACTTGGTTTTGTTGGTGTTGGTCGCACTCGATTGATCGGGCCAGCCGTCTACAAAGCGCGACGCGGTATCGAAGCCGAAATGACAAAAATGATTGCTAAAACTATGCGCGAAGTACAGAGGGATATTTAGTCATGGCATTATCCATACCCATTGTCAGCGAATTTGACGGCAAAGGCATTGACAAAGCAATCAAAGAATTTAAGCAATTAGAGACCGTCGGCGAAAAAGCACAGTTTGCAATCAAAAAAGCGGCAGTACCGGCAGCGGCCGCGCTAACGGCGGTTGCTGGCGCGTTGGGTTTGGCGGCTAAAGCAGCAGCAGAGGACGAGCAACAGCAAGCAATTTTGGCTAACACTATGCAAAACGTCGTTGGTGCTACCGACGCTACGGTTGCAGCAACTGAGGACATGATTTCGGCTATGTCGAGGGCGACTGGTACGGCTGATAGTGAATTGCGACCAGCGTTTGCCGCGTTGCTTGTTGGCACTAAAAATGTTGGTGAGGCAACCGACGCGTTGTCATTGGCTCAAGATATTGCAACCTCGACTGGCACAGATTTGGCGACGGTCAGCGACGCGCTTGCTAAAGCGTACGCAGGCAACATGAAAGGTTTACAAGCGTTGTCGCCTGAAATGAAAGGTTTAATTAAAGAGGGTGCGTCACTCGACACGGTGATGATGACGTTGTCAGATAATTTTGGTGGCGCGGCCGCTCGATCAGCAGAAACAGCGGCAGGCAAATTTAAAATATTAAAAAACAGTTTGGCTGAAACACAAGAGTCGATCGGTGCGGCGTTGTTGCCGGTGTTGCAAAAGGTGTTGCCATATTTGCAGGCAATGGCTGACTGGGCACAAAAAAACCCGACCGCGTTTTTGGTTATTGCTGGCACAATTTCGGCGGTTGCGGCCGCAATCATGGCAGTCAATATCGCTATGGCGTTAAACCCGTTTGGTTTGATTGCGGTCGGTATCGCAGCGGTCGTAACAGGCATAGCAATTGCCTACACAAAATTTGAAAGTTTTAGAAACATTGTCAACGTTGTTTTAAACGGTTTGATTGCCGGTTTCGAGATGTTTGCTAACTCGTTTATTGGTGCAATCAACATAATCATTGACGGCATTAACTTGATTAACCCGTTTACAGATATTGGCAAAATTGGTAAAATTAGTTTGGGTCGAATTGGTGGTGGCGCTGCCGGTGCTGAGGCGGTCACGTCTGATATTCGTACCGCTGACCGTATGGCGCGTGAGGCTGGCGCAGGTGTGCCAGTTACACCGTCGGTTATAACAAGCGGCGGCGGCGGTGGCGGTGGCGGTGGCTTGAGTGGCGCACAAACAAGTATTGGTGGCACATCAGGCGGCGCACAGATCGGTGCGCTAACAACGTTTGGTATGGCTGAACGCATCGCGGCACGCGAACCGCAACCAGTAACTATTAACGTGACTGGCGGTATATCGACTAGCGCCGAAATTGGTCAAAGCGTGTTGAACAGTTTGCTGGCATACCAGCGCACTAACGGCCCACTTGATTTGATGATTGCACAATAATGCCCGGCGTTGCAGTTGTTGGTAGTGGTAACTACGACTTAGAAATTGACACAGGTTTTAAACAAGACGCATTTGTGCTTGACGACCCGACCGCTGGCGTGTTAAACAACAGCACATACGTGCTTGACGGCACAACAAATTATGCGAGCGTGCTTGACGGTATAAACCAAGTGAACGTGCGGCGCGGCCGCAAAGATCAAGGTGACCAATTTAGTGCCGGCACGATGACGTTTACCATGCTTGACACGTCAGGCATTTTCAACCCGTTTGACGAAAACTCGCCGTATTATGACTCGACTACAGCAAAACCGGGTTTAGCGCCTATGCGCCGCGTGCGGTTATCTCGATACAACAACAGCAACGTCAAACAATATTTATTTGTTGGTTACATCGTCAATTATGACTACAACTTTAGTTTGGGTGGTTTGGACACGGTGACGGTTTATTGTGCCGACGATTTCTATTTGTTGGCGCAAACATATTTGGCTGAATACAACGTCAGCCAAGAATTGTCAAGCGTGCGTTTGTCGGCGATACTTGACCGACCTGAGGTTGATTTCCCTGCAGCGTCACGGGCGATATCGACTGGCACACAAACGCTGGGCGGTGACGCGGCGTTTACTATCCCGAACGGCACAAACGTTTTGGGTTATTGCTCACAAATTAACGAGGCTGAGCAGGGTAGGTTGTTTATGTCGCGTGACGGCAACCTAACATTTCAACCACGTTTAGGCACGACACTTACAGCGTCGGTTGCCGATTTTCACGACGACGGCACAAACATAAAATACAACGGCGTAGGCATAACGTTTGAAGCCGATCAGGTAACTAACCGTGCGGTCGTACAACATTTAGGCAGCAACAACCCACAAGTCGCTGAGGACACAGGCAGCCAAGCACTTTATTTTATCCAAACCTATTCGATTACCGACAGCCTGCTATATAACGACGCGGCCGCACTTGAATTGGCAACTTATTTGTTAGACCCGTCGCCTGAGCCGCGATACACGTCGTTAAACACTCAATTAAATATGTTGACCACAACCCAGCGCGACACGGTAGCCATTATCGATATTGGGCAAACAATCACTATCGAAAAAACGTTTGCCAGCGGCGCTGGCACGGCACAATTAGCCCAAGAACTAAGCGTCGAGGGCATAGAAATGACAATCAACGTAAACACAGGCCACGCGATCACATATTTTACCGCACCAACAACCGTTGTTTACGAGTTAATACTTGATGACCCGACTTACGGTATCATCTCAGCAGACAACGCATTAGGTTAAAGTAGGCACTATGGCATTACAAACATTTACAGCCGGTCAAATTTTGACTGCAGCACAAATGACCACGCTGCAAACAAACGCATACAACCAAACCGTCAGCAATAAAACCGCTAGTTATGTTTTAACGGCCGCCGATGTCGGCACTCGAATTGTGATGAATAGTGCGAGCGCTACAACGATTACGGTTAATACAAGTTTGTTTAGTGCTGGCGACACTTTGTTTATTCAAAACATCGGTGCTGGTACTTGCACGATCACGGCAGGCACAGCAACAGTTACAACGGCCAGTTCATTAGCGTTGGCACAATGGGGAGGTGGCACGCTTTATTTTACTAGTGCTAGTGCTGCTATTTTTTTTAGCGGTGGGGGTGCAAGTTATGGCACGGCTACAGGCGGCAGTTCATCAAGCATTACCGTTAGCGGCATAAATTACACTCTTTTAACTTTTACATCGTCAGGCACTTTGACGGTTACTAAATCAGGTTTGTTTGATGTGATGTTGTTTGGTGGCGGTTCAGGTGGCGGTTCGACTACTGCAGATAGTGGTAACGGAAATTTTAGTGGTGTCAATAAATTGGGTATTGGCGGTGCTGGGCAAACGAAAGTTGGTGCGGCAGGTGGCGCAGGTATCACAGGTGCTGGTGGTGGCGGTTTAGAAGCAACATCACAGGCAGGCGGTGCTACTACTTGGTCGGGTATTGGTTTTGCTGGTGGTAATAGTGCGGCAAATGTTCAGCGACCAGGTGGTGGTGGTGGTGGGTCGGGCGGTGTAGGCGCAAATGCGAGCGGTTCGGTTGCTGGTAATGGCGGTGCGGGTGTGCAGGTAAACACTTTCATTGCTGGCAGTTCAAGCCTTATTGGTGGTGGCGGCGGTGCTGGTTGTTTGGCTGGTGGCACGGCTGGTAGCGGAACTAATGGCGGTGCTAATGGTTCGGCTGGTGGCACAGGGTCGGCGGCGTCAGCGAATAGTGCTGGTGGTGGCGGTGGCGGTTCGCAAGGCGGCGGCGGCGGTGGTGGTGGCACAGTCACGCAAACAATTTATTTAGACGCAAACGCAACAGTAACGGTTGGCGCAGGTGGCGCTGGTGGCGGTAACGGTGGTGCAGGCGGTAGCGGCATTGTGTATGTCAGGTTTAAAGTTTAGTTATGGCACATTTTGCAAAAGTTGAAAACGGTGTAGTACAACAAGTGATTGTTGTTAGTAACGACGATTGCGGCGGCGGCGAATTTCCCGAAAGCGAGCCAATCGGTCAAGCGTTCATAGC